CGGCCAGTTTGATTGACGTAAGTCGATCAGATTAACCGCCAAGTCAGTTTTTACACTCACTTCATCCGAAGTGAGGTACTACACGGAGGTCTAAAGATGAGAACTCGCACCACGGATGATCGTTACGAGGTCCCTGGCATCGTTCGTCAAGATTACAATCTTGACGGAACGCCCTATCTTGAGCCTGTCTTGGTTACCTACCCTAACTTGGTAGGCCAATTCAAGCAGATAGTTGACGAACCACACCCTGGTTACCGCACGATGCGGCGCGATGGGGTGGTTGTCTTGGGGAACGCTTGTATCGAAACGTGGAACAGCGAGCCCTTAGGCACTGTAACTGGTCAAATTGGCCCGCACCCTGACTGGGGTACGCGCAAATTTACCGGTTCAGCCGCTGGTCTCATCGCGGATTGTGTGTACCCAGATACGTCTGTTCTTTTCGAACAGCTCGAAGACTACCGATCCATAGTCCTGACCAACTGTATGGCTCAGGCTCATGAATCCGGTATTCTTGCACTGGAAGTGTTATCAAGTCTTGATGACACAGTACGCATGATTCGAAGACCTCTTGCTGGTGCTGCCGATTTGGTCAAACGTATGACCAAAATTCGTAAACGGCGTATCGGCAAGACAACCGCATCTGTCATTCGCGCTAGCTCTGACGCTTGGCTCGAATGCAGGTACGGTTGGAAACCTCTCTTTTCTGACATGTTTTCATGCATGCTCAAGGCTGAAGACGGCCTGAGAAAGAAAAGAGAGATTCGTGTAGCCAGGGCTGGCACCTCTTTGGAAGGTACTTTTTCAAAGACGGGAACAGTCCCGGACGAGCTTAATAACTTTAAGTTCGTCCTAACCGGTACCTGCGTCACCGATGTCAAGGTGAAGATCGCAGGAGGTGTCATCTTCCGTATTACCTTGAGAAATCGAGGTGCGGATTTGCAAGGTTTCATGGGTTCTCGCCCATCAGACCTTCCATCGTCCATATGGGAGATAATACCTTACTCGTTCGTGGTCGATTGGTTCGTGAATGTAGGCTCATGGATTAGGGCATATACGCCCGAACCATCAGTCGAAATTCTAGGTAATTGGATCTCAGATGTTGCAACAACCACTAAGACGATTACGTCTACGTGGTCACGCACTCTGTATAATCCAACCGTTACCTACACTGGCTCTGCTGGGAGTGAAGTCCGTAAGGACCGCACTCTCACGCGCAGAGTCAACGTACCCGCCACGCCGGAACTGATTGTTAACCCGAACATTACGAGGTTACGATCGCTTGACGGTGCAGCATTGTTAGTAGGCGAGATACAACGCTCACTAACTCTGTTTCGCACTGTCGAACCTCGGCCTGTCACACCTGTGGCTGCGCCGCGTAGAAGGAGATAGTATGGGCCTTAAAACAATGGCTCTCGTCGCCGCCGCTGACATCGCTGTCAGTGGAGGTACCGCCCTCGCTTTCGCCGAGAATGGCGTCACGATCCCAAACGGTCTGCAGCTGATAGTTCCGAGTGATTCGAACTATCAGACTCGACGTAATGTAACGGTCAAGTACCGTCCACCAACGTTGAATGCGCGTACCGGCGTTTCGGGCAAGGACAAGAAAAGCGTGTGCTTAGCACAGCCTATTGTTCTTGCTGATGGGAGTGTTGTCTTCAATACTCTCAGAATCGAACGCGAAGTTCACCCGTCGTTGTCAGCCAGCGATGCCACTGAGCTTAATAAGCTTGGTGCGCAGATGCTGGTTGACAGCGACATAGCGAACTTCTGGGCGTATGGATCTCTGACCTAGAGATCCTACGATCCTACCTGTCCTTAGGAGGATATCATGAACAAAGCGAAGTCTGCAGACAAACTTGTCTGCGCCGATGGTATGATGCTGAAGCTGGCAGCATACCTTGTCCAGGATTTCCAAACGTGTCTCAAAGACGACGGGTTTTGCAGTAATCTCCTACCCAAACTTTGGAAGGGAGATATTCCCGCGATTAGAGAGGCATTACCGGCAGCTGACCCTAATACTTCTGACTCGTACAGATTCAAGTGCGAGTATCAGATACAGGGTCTGTTAAAGAGATACAGGTTCGTTAATGACCTGTACAGCGACAAAGAGTTGACACAGAAAGCCATTGACGGCTTTATGTCGACTCAGAGTCGGTTGGCTGCAATCGATCTTGACACTCTGCCTAGCTACATGCAGAATGTCTTATCGGTTGCTGCTGATTACGTGGCTGAGGTTCTCGGCCCGTACGACGATGAAGCAATTCGTTCTCTCTGTCGTTTTGGAAGAAAGGCATCGGTCGGAGTACCTGCACGTGACGCCTGTGAGGCGGCGCGGTGGCAGATACCGATTTCCGGTTCCTTAGAGCAGATCAACTGGTTTGACTCAGAAATGAATCAAATTGAGTCTGTTCAGAACTATCTGAACGCTCAAAAGGCAGATGACCCTTCGAGGTCCACCTACCAGGAGATCGACTCACTGGCTCTGACGTTAGTCCCTAAGACTTTTAAATCGTTGCGCTCTATCATGCCCAACACCACGATAGGATCTTACTGGTCCTACGGGGTAGGGGAAATGATGCGCTTACGATTGAAAAGGAAAGGCTATGATATTACGACGCTTCAACAGCGCCACAGATATCTAGCCAGGACAGCGAGCGTACATAACCTGTACGTAACCGCTGACCTGTCGAGTGCAAGTGACTGTATAACAGTCGCACTCGTGAGACGTCTCTTACCTTCTGACTGGGCAGAAGCTCTGCTTAAATCACGAATTAGTAAGGTACGCCTCCCCGATGGCCAAGTTGTTGAGAGCATAACTTTCGCAACTATGGGCATTGGGTACACTTTTCCTCTTCAGAGTCTTATCTTCCTTGCACTTCTCAAAGCGATCGAGAGAATATTGTACCATCCTCGCGATCGACGGACTATTTCGGTATACGGTGACGATATGATTTACTCGTCCCGTCAACACCGACAAGTAGTTCATGTTTTTGAGAAGTTAGGATTCATCATTAACGTTGATAAGACGTTTAGTGACGGACCCTTCAGGGAGAGCTGTGGTGGTGATTACCACTATGGCGTGGACGTTCGGCCATTCCAGCCACGGAATGGCTCGGCAACCGTAGGTCTTCGTGCCTACGAGGCCATGCTCTACAAAATGATCAACGGTTTATTGAACCGTTGGTCAGAGCATGAGATTGAAACCGCCCTTAGTTTCCTGGTCTCCGAGTTAATACGTGTCACGGGCAAGCCTAAACTTGTCCCGTCACACTATCCGGATGACTCAGGCATTAAGGTTTCCTCAGCATCTCCGCAAGGTTTCCTCGCGAAGATCCAATGCGCCAGGCCAAAGCATGTGGGACATGGAGTCTTTCGATTCGCTTATCTCAGCTTCAAGCCTGAGTTACGCGAAGAGAGGCGCCATGAACCATATTATTGGCTCAGTATTGGTCGACCACCACGATACCATACTTGGTATCTTGGTGATCCTGCTTGGGATTCTGAAGCATCTGCAACACAAGGCCTCATTAACGAGGTCACGGGTGTCAGAGACTCCAGAGAGCCCTTGCTTAAAACGCAAGAGCTGGTTCCAATCAAGACATTCCGTTCGAAAATAACGGGATGTCGCCTACGCCGAACGGCAACTTATGTGACGATCAGTCACACAGGTCGCTACACGCGTCAGTCCGGTCTCTCATGTTTTGAGAGCCGTAGGTAACGCGCTTAACGGCGATCGTTACAAAACCCTGGGTCTTAGTTACCCAGGTGCTACG